ATTAAATACGTTACTAACTGAAGAAAAAATATCAGATACAGAAATAAGAATTGCTGAAAAAGAACTAGAAAAGTTAGAAAAACAAGATAAAGCAAGAAAAGCTAAACTTGCTGCATTGTCTAGAGATCCTAATACACAAATGGAAGAACTTCTTGCAAAAGATATACAGAAAATTAGAGTACAAGAAGTTTTAAGCCAAGAACACGCAACCTTATCAGAAATACCTGAAGATCAGTTGACAGAAGATCAAAAACTACGAAAACAAGTTATAGAAGGTAGACTTGTTGTAGATGAAGAAATAGTTGAGAAAGCACCTCCTTGGGCTAACGCTGATATATCTGATCCTATAGAAAGAAGAAAAAGGTTTTTAAAGAAAGCTATGAAAGGGGGTATAAAAGTTTTAACAGGAATAGCTGCTGGTGTTACTACTTCTGGAGTAAGTACTGTAGTAGACGCTGCTTTGCAAGTACTTGAACCTAGTCCAATAGGCGGTGTAGATGAAGATATCGCTCCAGAAGATAGATCTAGTTCAGAGTTATTAAAAGCTATGGAACATGGAGCACGTAAAGGAACTACAGGTGAATTGCTAGATTATGGACCTGAATTAGATAAAAGGTTTAAAGCACAAGAGAAACAAAGAAAAATATTTGAAGGTGCTAAAGGTCGAGTTGCAGATAGATTAAGAGGATTTGCTAAAGCAAGAGAAAGAGAACAAGGATATTATTCAGGAGATCCAAAACTTGACGTTCCTCTTACACAAGAAAGTGTAGATAAAGCAAAACAAAGTAGATTTTACGAAACATTCTCAGAAGAATATACAGGTTTTATACCACAAACTAACTAACCAACCACAACACCAATAAAATCAAGGAGTAAAATATCATGCCATACGGAAGCACGCAAATGTACGGAAAAGGTTATATCATGGGTCAGATGAAAAAGCAAGGAGAATTTAATGATGCTAATGAATCTGCACTCTATCGTGAGAAGTTAGAATTTGGTGTCGGGACAAAGAATGGTGTCCTCACAGAAGATTTTCCTTCAGAAAGCGGTAACAAGCATATGGGTCAAAATTCGATGATTATGGCTTCAAGCAAACAGGGTATCTAATCATGATTATGCAACTAAAAGGATAATTCATGGCTCTAGAGGATAGCGAAGAAGGTCAAGATACTGAAGGTATGCAAACAGTACCTGAAGCTGATGAGGCTACAGGTATTATAGGCACTATAAAGAAACGTTTTAATGATGCTGAGAATGGTCGGCAACTGGAAGAACAACGTTGGCTTAAAGCTTACAAGAATTATCGTGGTATATACGATTCATCTACACAATACCGTAATAATGAACGTAGTCAGGTATTCATTAAAATAACCAAGACAAAAGTGTTAGCTGCTTACGGACAGATAGTAGATATTTTGTTTGCCAATAATAAGTTTCCTGTTTCTGTAGAGAGTACGCCTATGCCAGAAGGTATAGATGAGTTTGCACATTTGAGTAAACAACCAGTACAGGAAGATTTCGGACCTCATGGTTTTGAAGGAGATGGAAACGAGTTATTGCCCGGAGCTATGGAAGCCACTCCAATGCCTCAACAGCAAGGACCAAAAGCTGCTGAACTAGGAGGTCTTAGTGCTAAATACGAAGGAGCCAACTTAGCTTCAGGTCCGGCTAGAATAGATGAACCTCAAATAGAACCTGCAGCAGAAACTGCTAGAATTATGGAAAAGTGTATCCACGACCAGTTACTGGATACTAGTGCCGTTACGGTATTACGACATGCTATCTTTGAATGTTCTTTATTAGGGACAGGTGTTATCAAAGGACCATTTAACTACACCAAGACTGTTCATAATTGGGTAACTGGTGAGACAGAAGAAAAAACTTACGAACCATATGATAAAACAGTTCCTAAAATAGAAGCTGTTAGTTGTTGGGATTTCTATCCTGATCCTAGTGCAACTAACGTTAATGATGCGGAGTATGTTATCCAACGACATAGAATGAATAGGGAGCAATTACGTGATCTTATCAACCGTCCACACTTTGATGAAGAAGCTATTATCAATGTTATTGGTGGTGGTCCGAATTATCAAGAACGCTATTTTGAGTCTTCTCTCCATGCTAATGAAGATGATCCGACATATATGGCAAATCGTTATGAAGTGTACGAATATTGGGGGAATCTTGATATCAATCTTGCAGAAGAGTTTGGTATGGATATGGGAGAAATTAAAACTGATATGGACTCCATTCAGGTAAATGTATGGATATGTGGTAATGAAGTACTACGGTTTGTAGTTAATCCATTCATACCTGCAAGAATACCTTATCATTCGTTTCCATATGAACTAAATCCTTATCAGTTATTTGGTGTAGGTGTAGCAGAAAATATGGAAGATAGCCAGATGTTGATGAACGGTCATATTAGAATGGCTATAGATAACTTGGCACTTGCAGGACATCTGGTGTTTGACATAGACGAAACACAACTAGTACCGGGACAATCTTATGATGTATTTCCCGGCAAAGTATTTCGTAGACAATCAGGTGTCACCGGGACTGCAGTCAATGCAATAAAGTTTCCGAGTACAGCAAATGAAAATATGCAAATGTACGATAAGGCAAGACAACTATCTGACGAACAGACAGGTATACAGAGTATAACACACGGACAAACAGGAGTTACGGGTACTGGTCGTACTGCTGCAGGACTTAGTATGCTAATGTCTAGTGCAGGTTTGAGCATCAAAACCGTAATAAAAAATATAGATGATTTTCTCTTAAAACCATTAGGGGAAGCTTTCTTCCAATGGAATATGCAATTTAATGAGAAGACACCAGAGAAGATTGGTGACTTGGAAATTAAACCTAAAGGTACGAGTGCTGTAATACAGAAAGAAGTCAGGTCACAGAGACTGACAGCATTATTACAGACAGTTGCTAACCCAATGTTAGCACCATTTATCAAGATTCCTAATTTGATACGAGAACTAGCTATAAGTCAAGATATAGACCCTGATGCGCTAGTAAATAATATGAACGAAGCAGCAGTCTTTGCTGAAATATTGAGAGGTTTGAATGAACGAACAACAGGCGAAGTTGCTCCTCCCACTGGTCAACAACCAACAGGCATGGGAGGCACTGGAGGAATACCTCAAGGAGTTGGCCCAAATGATGAGACAGCAGTTGGTGGTGGTGGAATCGGAATTGGAGGTACGCCGACTGCAGGGGAAGCTGGCTTTACTGGAAATGCTCCTCAAACTGAAACAGTCGGCTAACGATACAGTACAGGTAAACAAGAAGAAATAAAAATTTATGCCAACATTAGCAGAACAATTAGAAAATGTACTACAAGAACAGGGAACAACTATTGCTCCCGGTACTCTCTCTCCTGTTAGTGTAGGTACTAATCAGTTAAGTTGGTCTGATACATTTGATAGAATACAACAAGGAAAACAATTAAAACCGGGAGAAGGTTTACCTACAGTACCTCAAGGTGTTCCTGCTTCTACTTTTTATAGACAAGCTACACAGTTAGGGGCATTACCTTCAGGTGCTTCACAATTTTTTGTTAAGCCATTAGCTCCTGAAACTCCAACATATGATTATACCAAAACAACAACTCCTACAACTCCTACAACTCCTGCTACAACTTCTTCTACACAACAGCAAGTAAGACGCACATTTCAGAAAGTACAAGAAGAACAATTAGGAGATGATTCTTTTGGAGATACATTATATGATTATACACAACCTGTAGAGGAATTTGATATTGGTGCAAAGTTACAGGATTTTGTAACTAGTATTAATCCTTTTGCAGATCCTAATGTTGATGAATTTGGTGCAATACGTGAAATGTCTCCAGAAGAAAAAGCAGAAGCTATTTCTAAAATACCCTCCGCATCAAGAATAGCTGACCCTGATTTGTATATAACTGATAAAGGGGGTACCTTATTATATACAAATCAGGATTATTTTAAGCAAGATAAAATAATAGTAGATAAATGGGAAGGTTCTTTTTTAGAGAGAATATCTGGTAACCCCTCTGACGTAGGAGTGACTATACGTGAAGATAATTTTGAAGATTCTGTTAAAAAAGTTTATGACACGTTAACTTCACCATTTGAAAAAGCAGGGGAATACGTAACTGAAGAATGGGAAAAGATTAAAAACGATCCTTGGACTACAATAGGTGCTTTTGGTGTGTCTTCATTTATTAAAGCTATAACTAATTCTACACCATTAGGAATGATGGGTTCTTTTGTATTTAAAAGATTACTAGACGATGACTCATCTTTTGCTCAAAGTCAAATAGGTAGATCAGGTATTGTAAACGGAACAAGTGTTCCTGATCCTGAAGGAAACTATAATCCACAGTCTACTACGATAGCAGGATATAACAGTCTAGGTATGGCTATAGATAAAGATGGTAATTTAGTTCTAATAGATCATATGTATGCTTGGGATAGTTTTGGAAGTTTTTTAAGAAGTTTTGGTATGAGTGATAAAGAAGCTAGAGCAACAACACAAAGAGATAAGGCTAACTTCACTGGTATTTTTGCTTCACTGCAAGATCCTTTTTCAGCAGATACAACTAAGGATTGGGGAAAATCTTTTTTAGATGACCACCGTGTAGAGTTTAGTCAACAAGATAAAGATAGAATTGATGCAGCAATTGAAGCTAATAAACAAGCTAATAAACAAGCATTTGAAAGTAGCAGTGGCAGTGGTGATGGTGTTGGTGATCCTGCAGGTATGGGAGATCAATCCTATAGTGACGGTGGCGGTTATGGATGGACATAGTAATTACAACAAAGGAACAATATTATGGGTATAAATTCAGATTTTCAGTTTAAACAAGAAGGTGGTGAAGTGTTAGACGCACCAATGATGCCACCACCACAACCACAAGAAGGTGCAGATATGCAAAACTTAGGTTTTGTAAATGATCCTAACGCTATACCACCACAAGAAGGTGGTGAAATGTCCGTAGCAGATGATATTCCTAGAGAAGCTGATGAAGGTGATTTTATATTACCTTATGAAACTGTATTATTGGTTGGTTTAAAACAGTTAAACCGTTATGCCAGAGAAGCTATACAACTAGCTATGAAAAATAATATAGATTTAGCAGGTACACAATTAGATCCTACAGATGATGTCCCTATCAAGATCAGTAATTATGAATATCACATTCCTAAAGTATTGGTTCCTTTCTTTGGTGGTGGTAAGAAATATCTAGACAAAATACAAAAACAGGGATTGGATTTACGTAAACGTTTACAAGAAGAGGGTATGCCTGATCTTTTAGGCGAACAAGAAGCAGAAGCTCCTGAAGTTCCTCCACAGGAAGTACCTATGGCACCTCCTACTGATGCTCTACTTCCACAAGAAGGTATGTTACCATCACCTCCACCTCCACAAGAAGGTATGATAGCACCCCCACCACCTCCACAAGAAGCTCCACCACCAATGATGCAAGAAGGTGGTTTTGTCAAAGATAAAGATGAGTATCTAAATGAAGACCATCCTGACGTTACTAAAGAAGAACTTAAAAGATTTAATAGAATTTTTGGACGAAGACCAGAAAGCCCACCTATTAGTCTTAACGATATAGATATACACAATGCTTATGTTCAAATGAAAAGCCGACATGATTTTACTGACAAAGAAATATTTGAACAGACAAATGCAAAAGTTCATGAACGACATGAACGTGAGCAAGAGAAAGCTTCTGGTGGTTTCGTCTTATCGAAGGACAAAGATGCTGCGATGTTGGAAAAAGATGAAGCTCCTACAACACAAGAACAAACGAGACTAAAAGCACAACAACCCCCTATGGTAACACCTGATGGTAAAAGAGTACAACAGGGTTTTAGTGCTCCTGCAGGTTATAAACATGGTGGAGATGTAATGAAAGGTTTAGGTTTTAAACTAGAAGATGTTAATAGGGATAATGTAGGTGAAATGGTAAAGAATGCTGAAGATGCTGTTAACATGTTAAAAGGTATAAAGAGTTCTTTTGACAGAGAAGATAAAGAACTCTTTAAAACTTCTGATCAACAGGTACAGAAAAAAGGTTTTGCTACAGGATGATCTCAGATAACTTTCTAGATTATATTAAAAAAGTAGAGAATGGCGGTAAAGCTGGTTGGAACGAAGATAGAGGATTGTGGTTTCCTCATCCATCACCAGAAGGTGGTAACGATACTGTAGGTTACGGACATAAATTACTAGATAATGAAATAGAAGAAGCTAATAAAGGTATACCTGATGGTAATGTAATCAAGATGCTCTTACATGATATTGATGTTGCATCTGAAGCAGCTTGTAACGTAGTAAATAGTTATTTTAATCTTGATTACGATAGAATAGATGATGACGGCAAATGTATGTTAACTGATTTTGCTTATAATTTAGGTGGAGCAGGATTAAAGAAGTTCCCTAAATTTGTTAATGCAGTATACGAGAATGACTTGGATACGATGCGAGAAGAATACAAGAGATATTATAGCGCAAATGGCGTTAGAAAAGAATTGAAACAACGTAACGAACAATTCTATATGTTGTTTCTTTCGTAAGCAGCTACCTAAATATAGTCTATTTGGCCCTGCTTGTTAACCTACCGATGGCAACCTATACAATAGTTGTATAGCCCCTATAAAGGAAAGGTATTATTATGGCTGATGAAAATACACAACTAGAAAATAATGAAGGAGAAGACTTAGAGCCTACCCCATATCAGAATGCGTATAGGCGTACTCTGAATGAACCTGATCCTGATGATTTAGATGACCCCTCTTTAGAAGAGGCTACTCCACCTACCTACGAAGGATTGGCAAACAGACAGAGTAACAATAAGGCAGATGGTAAGCAAACACATGATTTCAAGAAACGTTATGATGATTTAAAACGTCATTATGATAATAAATTGAATGAGTGGAAGCAGGAAAAAGAAATGCTCAGTGCTAAACTTACAGTAGAGGCAAAAAAACATGACATAAAAAAGTTGCCCAAGACTGAAGAAGAGTTAGAGGATTTCAAAGATAAATATCCTGATGTCTACGATGTAGTTGAAACGATATCTGCTTTACAAGCCAGTGAAAGAGTGAAAGGTATAGAAGGACGTTTACAGGAGTTAAGAAGTAAAGAACAAGAAGCTGTAGTACAAACAGCCGAAAAACAACTCCTTTCAGTACATCCTGATTTTGCTGATCTCAAAGAAAATGAAAGTTTTCTACAGTGGCTTGATGAACAACCTACAAGTATTTCTGACGGTATATTTAAAAATAATACTGATGTAAAATGGGCAGCGAGAGTTATAGATCTGTTTAAAGCAGATATAGGTTCTTCTCGTAAAACTAGAAGTACTAGTAAGAAAGCTAACAGTCCACAATCTAGATCACAACGAAACAATCGTGCAGCGCAAGCCGTAACGAGAACCAGCACTAAGAAAAGCTTGGATGAGTTTCAGAATGACACAAAGATTTGGTCTATTGCAGAAATCTCACGACTAAAACCTAAAGAATTTGAGCGTCTAGAAAAAGAAATTGATAGAGCTTCAAAAGAAGGTCGAATTGTAGATTCTGTAGAATAATAATATAGATAAGAAGGAGAAAAACTATGGCTTTTTCGACTGCTGCAGGTTATGGAAATTTACCCTCTGGTAATTTTGTACCTGTAATCTATAGCCAAAAAGTTCTTAAATTCTTTCGTAGAGCATCGGTAGCTGAAGCAATTACAAATACCGACTATGCCGGAGAAATCGAGAACTTTGGCGACACTGTGAACATAATCAAAGAGCCTACAATCACGGTTAATTCTTATACCCGTGGTAGTTCAGTTAATACTGAAGCTCTAGCTGATGATCAGATTCAGCTTGTAGTAGACCAAGGCAATTATTTTGCCTTTAAGGTTGATGACATTGAAGAACGTCACAGTCATTTGAACTTTGAATCATTAGCTACATCTTCTGGTGCTTACACTCTGAAGAAAGCGTATGATTATAACGTTCTTAAAAATATTGCTGATAACGCAGCAACACCTTCAGGAACACTTGCCACTCAAGCAACATCTGCCAATACTGGTGATGAAGTTTCTAACTTGGTAGCACAAGCTGCTGCTGAACTGGACAAGAATGATGTTCCTGAAGAAAATCGCTGGCTAGTAGCGGCTCCCGGCTTTTATGAAATATTGCGTCAAGCATCTTCAAAAGTTATGGATATGTCTGTTACTGGTGGTGGAACTTCCCCATTGCTCAATGGAAAAGTTACGGAACAGAAACTTCACGGTTTCGATCTGTACCAATCCAATGCTATTGGTGTAGGGACTACTGGTTCTGCAGCAACCTATATCTTCAACGATTCCGCAACCTCTGGACACACTCTTATTCTGTTCGGTCATATGTCTGCAGTTGTTACTGCTTCTCATATTGCCAAAACAGAAGTCATTCGAGATCCTAGTAGCTTTGCCGATATAGTACGTGGTCTTCACGTATTTGGTCGTAAAGTTATTCGTGGCTCTGGTACTGGCTATAAAGGTGTATTCAAAGGGTTGATGGACCTAGATAGTTAAGAGGAGGGACTGAATAATGGCTACTTATAATCGTACTGTTACGGGCGGTGGCACAGTTGGACATCCTTCCAATGCTGCTGTACCGTATGTTGTCACTTCTCCTGTTTGGGATACTGCTGACGGCGGTACTGGTGCGGATGTCATTCAATTGATTGATGTCCCTGCTGATACCATGATTGTTGCAGGGTGCTTAGAAGGTCTAGAAGCATTTGGCAACGGTCAGGTTACTATGGATATTGGATTTACTGGTGGTGATGTAGACTGTTTTATTGACGGTACTGCTGCTGCTGCTGGTTTCTCTCCATTCCTAGAAGCTGCCGTAGGTGCATCTGGATCTAACTGTCGTATACTAACAAGTGCTGACACTATTGATGCACTTCTTATTGACGGTGCATCAACTGGTGAAAGTGCAGGACGTTTCCGTATTCACGTTGTCATGGTTGACATCTCTGTTAACCCTGTCGAATCGGCTACGGTGTCTACTGGCACGTAAACGTAACTAAAAAAAGGTTTTTGTATGGAGTTCCTTTTAACTTAAAAACTCCATACACTCTATCATAGTCTGCTTGAATGAGGGACAATATGTTTATAAAAATATTAAATGATGATCAAGTACAATATTGTTTAAAGTATTTATCTAATAAGAAATTTGATAGAGGTGAAAAAACACAACCGATAGATGGTATAAAAAGTAATAAAGAATCTACTGATCTATCAAATAAAGTACGTTCTCTAATAACAAGAAAGATATACGATACACATTATATAGATTCTATTTATTGTCCTAAATACGTATCGGTTAACTACTACAACAATTATGAAATAAATGATTATTATAATATACACGTAGATTCGTTTAAAGCGATACCGAAAGAAAACAATGTATACTATGATTATGGTTTTTCTATCAATCTTACTGATGATTATGAAGGTGGAGAATTTGTCCTACAAACAGAGATTGGCAACGTTGCCAGACAATTAAAAGCTGGTGAAGCTTGTATCTTTCCGATCATATATCCTCACGGTGTCAATAAGATAACAAAGGGTTCGAGAAAGAATATAATAGGTTGGATATCCTCTAATATAACATACGAACAAGCATTTATACTACGTAATTTATATGAAGTAAATAATTCTCTTAAAGATAGTAATACAGATTTGTTTATTAAATCTACATTAGTTCAACACTATTTAAAGAAAGAATGGAGTAAATAACAGATGGCTACATTAAGTTTAACAACACATTTTACAGTAGATATAGACGATGATGATAGTCATACTATTACTGGTGGGAGCACTACAGCTACTGATTCCATAACGATTACAC